AACCCACCGTCTTCATAGATCCGCATCGGCTCTTCAGCTCGGGAAGCTACCCCAATCGCTTGGGCAAGGGCCTGCAGCCCGTCAATCCGCCCCGTTGCCCTTGACTTGTCCAGCTTGCGGGCACCCGTAGGGTCCTTGCTGACGGTGGCGTTTGCCGCGCACATGGTCAGCACGGGGTGGTTACCGTGGGCGATGCGACCGTTCAGCAGCTCTGCTTCCAGGGCATCCAGTGCAGGGGCCATGTCCTTGTAACCCTGCCCCCACTCGATCAGAGGCAGGTCAGCACCAATGCGATCCAGCTCGCGGCGCAGCAGGTCGATGCGCCAACGGTCATAGGCGATGGCTTCCACTTGCAGCTCGCTGAGGATTTCGGCCATCTCCGTGGCCACGAACCCATAGTCCACCGTGGCACCTGGCGTGGTGCGCATGAAGCCCTGGCGCACCCACAGGTCATAGGGTGCCCGGTCGCGCTTGGCACGCTCTGCCAGGCCTTGCTCGGGGGTCCAGAAGTACGGCACCACATGCCAGCAGCCGTTCACCAGGCCAATGACCACCAGCGCGGTCAAGTCGGTTCTGCCGGACAGGTCCAGACCACAGTAAACGGGGGTGTCGAAGAACGGCTCCACCTCGCCTGCACATGACTTCCACACGTCCTGACTGATGAATGGGCTATCGGTGCTGACGCGCTGGTTCAGCAGCAGGTTGCGGGCAGTGTTCTCCATGCTGGGCATGCGCTGGGCTTGCGTCATCTGCTCGCGCAGGTCCTCCAGGCTGCGAAAGATGCCAAGGGCTGGGTTTGCCTTTTTCCAGGCTTCAGGGTCCATCAGGTCAGCCCCAGAAGGGGCTGCGTACAGCTTGGACACGATGCGCTTGTCCTTGCTGCTGGCTGCATCGTCCAGCCACACAGACAACAGGTCGGCATCACTGGCCGCTTGGGTGGAAATGGCAATCAGCAGCGGGGCCTCATGTGCCCCCTGGCTGGTGGTGATGGCATCCACAAAGTCGGACTGTGGCCCGCGCACCTGGCCGATTTCGTCCAGGATGGCCAGCACGGGCGACAAGCCGTGTGCGGTCTTGCCGTCAGCAGCCAACGCCCTGTACTCGGTGTTCAGCGGCAGGCCTATCAGGCGCTTGCCACTCGGGATGATCTTCACCAGGCCGGAGAGCTTGGGCGAGAGCTGCACCATCTTGGCCGCCAGGTTGAACACCAGGGAGGCCTGTTCTCGGCTCATGGCACCGCTGACAATCTGCGAGTTTTGCCGCGCCTCAGGGCCTACCAGGTGGGCCAGCAGCAGGCCCGCAATCAGTCCGGTTTTGCCGTTCTTGCGGCTGACAGACAGGATGGCCCGCCGCGTGCCTGCCGGGTTGTCGTACACGGACTGGATGAACTCTCGCTGGAAGTCGGCCAGCTCCAACGGCATGCCGACATGCGCCCCATCTGGCACCACACAATGCCGCTCGATGAAGGCAATCACCTTCTCGGCACGGGTCAGGCACAGCGCCCGCTGATGGCCTAAATTTTTAGGCGAGTGGGTTTGTGGCTCATCGAACAGGCTCACCATGCACCCCCAACCAGGCGCAGGCGCGGAATCAGATCGTCGTCATCCTCAAGCGGCAAGGCCGCCTGGCGCTCATTGGCCAGGGCGTTCCCAGCGTCACGGCTGCGCCCCACTGTCGCCTCTGCATGGACATGCAGCATGCGCGACATGGCCACAGCGCGGCGCGTCATGGTCTCCAGCAGCTTGTGTTTCGGGTTGACCGTCACGGCACCCTTGGCGCTCACGATGGTGAAGCCTTCCACGTCCACCTCGGCCTGCAGCTTTTCAATGTCGGCCTTCGTCCTGGCAAGGGTGGCCGCCATCTCCAGGTCAGCATCCGTCCATGTTTCACGCGCCCTGGCCTGCATGATGGCCTGCCAGAACGGCTTATCGCCCTCCCGCAGGGTCACATGAGCGGGCGGCTCACGCGGCCCCAGCGCGGCAGCCTGAGAAGCCGACACGGCAGCGGTCGCAGAGTCAGATCGGTTGCGTTTGTCGTTGACTTTCATGCTTTCACCTCACGTAGCTTGCTGGCAATCACATCACTGCTATGGAAATAAATGGACTTAGGACGAACAGAAGGAATACCGGTCGGTCTGGGGCTGTCGGTTGCTGGCGATTTCCTCGCATCACCTGTGCCAGTGGTGGTGCGGGTCATCAGGCAAACCGCTGCCATCAAAACCAGTCATCACACGCTTGCCATGGTCCCTCGCAGTCTTTCGCGAGTGGCACTCATGGCATAGCGGCTGCAGCGACTCGCGCCGGTTGTCGTCAGCACCGTTCATGTGGTCCACATCAGTGGCAGGCACCGTCAGCCCCTTGGCCGCGCAATGCCTGCACAGTGGCTCGCTGCGCAGCACATCAGCCCGCAGGCGCTGCCAAGCAGCGGTGTTCAGTTTGAGCGTGCGCGTGGGGTCGGCATCGCGCCCCGTGCGGTTGCCACGCTTACTGCGCTGGCTGGCGTGCGGCCTGAACACGGTCTATCCCGTCGATGCTGGGCAGGTTCTCCAACCGACGTGCCTCGGACGGCAGCAGCCAGCCAGACCGAATGCCCCGGTCATAGAAGTCGGCACGGTTGGCACTGTCGCCACGCAGCAGGCCTTCCACCTGGTGTTCGGCAAAGTACACAGCTCGCTCAGCTTCGGTCAGCAGTTGCTTGGCAATGGCTTGTTCCCAGGCCACCAGGTGGCGGCGCAGGGTCATGGTGACGAACTGGCGGGCCATCTCCACGCTGTTGCTGTAGTTGCCATGGCGCAGGTCACCAATGACCGTGGGCGGCACCCTGAACAGGCGGGCGACCTCTTCCACACTGAACTGGCGCGATGCGATCCACTCGGCATCCTCAAGCGTCATGCTCACAGACTGGAAGTCCACCCCGCCCTCAAGAATGGCAGTGCGGCCAGAGTTGGTGCCACCCGCATGCTGGCTGGCCCAGCTCTTTCGAATGGCATCGCGCTGGTCAGGCTTGAGGATGCCGGGGAACTTCAGCACCCCCAGCAGCTTGGCACCGTTGCTGAAGGTAGACCGCCCATGCTCACCCTCAGCCAGGGCCAGCTCAACCACCCCGCGTGCGGCAGCAATGGGGCTGATGCCCATCACACCATCGTCACCCAGGCGGTGGCGCAGGTGCAGCACCTCATGGGCCAGCAGGCGGCGTAACACACCACTGCCGTCCTGGTATTCGTAGGCGACTTGATCGCCTACCTTCAGGACAGTCACGGTGTCGGGAGACAGGGGCCACACCTCGCGCACATGGCCGTCCAGCCCACGCACGATGCGTGCAAACGCATTCCCGCGCAACAGTACACACGCCTGCAAATACTCTCGCGCCTCGATGGCGGTTTGCTGTGGGTTGGCCACATCGTGCAGCACGGTGTACAGGGGGTGGTCGCTGGCCCTGGCACGGTCTTCACCGCGCCTGGCAAACAGGATGAGGGGCAGGCTTGCGGATGTTTCGGCAATGGCCTGCACACACGCATAGACAGCGCTCACGCCTTGCGCGGTAGACGGGTTGACGGCGCTGCTTCGCAGACTTGCGAAGCCACTCCAATAGGGGTCGCCACCCGAAACGCTACGCTGTTCCAGATTGAGCACGCCCCGAAGGCGTTGAATGATGTTCACAGCAGATTCCTTCAGCAGGTCTCAAGCCACAAGGCGTAGGCACCCGGTGGTGTGTGGCCAGGACGGCTTCGCATCGCCAAGGTAGTGTCCTGGTAGGCCGGATCGGCGGTCAGGGTGATCTCGCGCAAGTCAACGTCCAGCAGCTCGCGCACCAGCTTGCCGGAGCGGTTCTCCCAGCGGTCGCCGCGCTCACGTACTTTGAAGCCGAAAGAACACCCCGCCACGTCGCCACGCTCGACCAGGACGGCCAGGTCACGCCCGTGTGTGGTGTCGGGAAGCTCCAGGCTGAAGGCCAGCCCTTTTGCATCCTCCCGCAGCTCAAGCGTGCCGCCTTGGGTTGTGCCCAGCAGTGCTGCGCCCTGGTGGTGATACAGCGCCCGGATGTTGACGCCAGCGGCCAGGGACTTGGCGAAAGCCCCAGGCCGGATGACCTCGACAAACCCCTGCAGGTCTGCCTCGGTGTTGAACACCGCTGCATAGCCTTGCAGGCGCTTGCCCTTGCCTTGCAGGGTGCCGTGGCCTCGCAGCTCCAGCCCCGCGCCATTGGGGTCAGATGGCAACGTCATCAGCGACCACGAAGGCCTCGGGGTGACGCACCGCCACGTCCACAGTGGACATGGCCCGAACCAGCACGTTACCCTTGTTGTAGGCTGTCTCGGCATAGGGGTTGACCAGAAGGTCAATCTCGCTCCACACACCCAGCAGCACCTGTGACCAGTCGCCAAGGATCACGCGGCCCTTGTTCGGCGTGCCGGCCTTCTCGGGGACTTGCAGGCTTGTGTATGCCGCTAGATCAGCCATCTTCCCGCCTGACAACAGGCCAAGCGGCT